TAACAAAGGACGCCTGTTGTTGTTCGACCAACAGTCCCTTAAGATCGCCGTGATCTAGCCTTAGGGGTAGCTCTCGGAAGACCTCCTTCCATAGCGGATGATGACTTTTGATCTGTTTGGACATTGGTGAACGAAATATTCGATAAAGCGTTTGATAGACTTATATCTGCCTGTACCATAGATGTTGGAACACGAGATGTAACTGCATTGATTAAGACGCTAGAACCTAACTCCAACCGAACTGACCACATACGGCCTACTAATGACAACACGACTGTATAATCGAGTATATTACTCTCTCTTATAACAGTTATATTCTCCAAGTTACGCAAGACTTTCACTAACAGTGAACGATCCTGCGCTTCGCTTAATAGGTTTCTGCCAGTCCAGATATCAGTGAGAGCATTCCGGAAGCGATCCATCAGCCCACCCCTTGCACGATCAACCATTGTCTTATCAGCTGAAGCTAACAAGAAGAGGTCATCAGCCAATCTCCGCGCCTCATACTCAGAAGCCTGGACAATCGGGTGGAAACCATTCAGAACTGGTAGCTCTTTGAGAGCGGCCGCGGCCTCGGGTGAGGCTTGCTCTGACGATTCCTGAACGACCGGTTTAAGCTCAGAGAGCAGAGAACCTCCAAAGGCTTCGTCATTCTGACCAGCCTTTAAAGCAATTAGGTTAGCGATAGATAGTGAAGATCTCAACAGACCATCAAGTCTTTTAAGGGACTCGGTAGCTACTGTCCAGGTATAAACCTGTTCTACGTCCGCAAAATCCAACTTGACTCCAGGAAACCATGAAGAAGGATCGGTTTTGTCAAAGCCTGGTACCGGCATTTGGGCTGACAGCCCTGACACTGATAGAGGCATCAAGTTCAGTTTAATGTGATAGGCCAATGACTCTTTATCTAATACGGTAGCCATAAACTGCCAGAAAGCCTTAGCATTCAGATCATGACCACGTCTGACCATTTCATTCTGTAACTGAGTGGCGAGTTTACCATCTCGGATTGTCTTACAGATCAATTTAACAGGTATATTGGATATCTGATGACCATCCACATACACTATCTTACATATCTCAGCCGCGGGTAATGCACCTTGGATATGCTCAATAGATTTGTTAAAGTTGATAGCAACACCATGAGCAGCCATAATCCTTCTGTAGTTTTCTCCAACCTCAGAAGTAGTTATAGCTGAGTCATCCCCGATAATACCGTAAGCGTCAAAGTCGACCAACTTAGCACGGTTAGCAGCAACTTGAATTATGACATGATGGACTAATGCTAACATAGGGAATGATGAACGAGCTCCCATAGGTTGACCCACTGAATATCTGTAGAGCATACCGTCTAGTGTCAGGTAAGGTC